ACGAGTTTGTCGGTGAAGAGATAGAAAATCCTGATTCTTATCAAGAATTAGGATATATAAAGGGCTATAGGATGCCTCAGAAGAACAGCGTGATATCGGATCTCGCGATTAGTAATGATTTTTCTTCATTTCATACTGATTATTATTCGATAGCAAAACCTGGCGATATTGCCGAGGTGCATGCTGAGATGGCACACTATAATGTTAATCATCTTATAGACAAACACGAAAGAATTTATGACCAATATGGTCGTAGAGCAATCTTCGATGTCTGTAGAGTGCTTGGCGAAGGAATGGATTTAGATAATGTTCGTAATAACTTACGCCCCTCTCTCTTTGCGATGATTCATGATATGAATCACAAAGGAGCGACTGGGTTTGGTGAAAAAACACATAATAAAGGTAGATTCTTGACTGAGAACTTTGAAAAGTTTTATCAGTGTTTTAAATACCCTATTACCTGTTTATCCACCCACCTACCCATTTGGACTGTTGTTCAGAAGGGAGATGAAGTTAGAGTTGCTTCCAAGCATCCGCGCACTTATCAATTTCCTCCAGTTCAGACACATGTTGCCATGTCAGTTTCCCATTATGGATTTGACACGGAACTAAAAGCGAAGAAGTTTATTCTTCCTTTTGCTTTGGGCTATTCCCCTGAGTATGATATCGATCAGTTAATGAATCGATTTCTTCTTGATGGGCATGATCCTATTGCGATGTTTAACTGGGATGGGACCAAATTTGATAGGTCTCTTCCCGAGTTCATCATCAGATCTTGTTATATTGTCCGAAAGGCGATATATAAAGCTTGTGGTGCTGACTCACAATTACTAGCTCTTTTAGACATGGTCGCCAGTTCTCTGGCCTGCCGTGTCCATATTTTGCCAGATGGCAAGATAATACTCGTTCGGAATGGTAATCCGTCCGGCGCCCCGGCTACGTCTACTAATAATAGTCTAGCCCAAATCTTGATGTGGTCAATTATGCTCATGATCTATAAGGAAGAGCGACCTGAATGTAACCTCGAATTCACAGAATTCTTGAGGGACACAGGCTTCCTATGTATGGGTGATGATGGTACTTTGGCCATACACAATCAAGAACAAATGGACTTCTGTAAAGAAGTCCCTCGACTCTGGAACCTTATTACAGGGGTCAATTGTACGATCGAATTTGTTCCTAACATTGAAGATAGCATCTTTCTTGGAAGAAAGGCTTTTCGTCGCAATGGAAAATGGTTTTCCTATTGTTACGACTATGACCGAATTTCCTTTGGCTTGATTCATAAGAGTGGAAAATTAATAAATTTCACTTCTTTGCGTCAACAAAGGTTATTAGGTGTGTGGCAAAATGTTAAATGGTTGCATTTGCATCCAAAACCAGGATCAAAGAAAACTCGTGGTATTTACAAAGTTCTCTTAGCGATTGAGGCTATCTTAGATAGCATCTCAAAGAGGGGGCTTATGCACCGTGATGTTCGTATGGTTTATAACCGTGATAAAGTGTTACTTTCAACTTTTCTTCAACATGAATCTAATCAATATTCAGCTTGCGCTATTAAAACAGACGCTGAATATTTTTTACATCATGGTAGGAAATAAGAAATTAACGTATTCGGAGTTTGTTGCTAAGCACAACTCCAAGTTTTCGAAAGAGAAACTGTCTAAGACAGAAAAAGCTAGAAGATATGATGATTATCTTCGCCAAATGCCGAATGAGAGTGTTGGGAGAAATCCTACCACCAGGAAGTCGAGTAACCGCTCACTTTCGAAGAGAAAAACCTCTTCTAAAGCACCTTCCAATTCCGCAATTACACAGCATAAGGCTCAGTGTATTCAGAATTATTTGAAATCTTTGTTAGATCCCTTTGATCGAAATAGTGCTGTAAGACTCCCAGCGGTAGTTGATGGTTTAATCCCATCCGTTGTTGTCCATCATCATGAACATGAGCGTTTGCCAGCTTCGGCGAACAAACTCTCAATCATGATGCGACCGGACATCAGCCGCTACGTTTCTTA